GGTACGCCGCCAAAGGATCTCGCGTCATGATTCACCGCGCATGGACGATTGCTGGAGGAAACTCAACCGAAATGGCAAAGGTATCTGCAACGCTTGGAGTGTACGACAAGAGCCAAGCGGAAATCTATTCGGAATATCTTGGCAAGTCGATTGACGACACTCTGGCATTGCTTGACGCCGAATCTTGGTACACAAGCGAAGAAGCAATTGCAGCAGGATTAGCGACCGCTATCGACGAAACAAAGAAGGCAGACAAGCCAAAGACAGCGAGCTGGTTCAAGCATGCGCCATCGGCTTTGTTTGACGGTCGCTCGCTTGCTTCCAATCGGTTCGATTACGACTTGGCAAACGTGGCAAGAATTAAGTTTGCAAATGGTCTGAAATAGTTGACACGGTAAAAAACTCATGTTAGGTTAGATTTTCCACGCGGGAGAAAGCCCCGTAACAACTCAAAAAACCAATCGCAAACTCCTTGCAACTCATTAGCGGCCAGGACTAGCAGGCTAGGTGATTCATTTCATTTCTAGTCGGCAGTCTAAGCCGCTTTTTTCGTTTTAGCACTGCCGCACAGCAGGAGCAAAAAGAATGTTCAAGACAATCTCACAATTGGAATCTGAGATCAAAACTGGTCTCGACCGCGTTACTGCAATCGCAGCAATCGCAAAGGAAGAAAACCGAGAGTACACCTCGCAAGAGAAAACGGAAATCGACTCACTCACAGGAGAAAAAGGAACTGTCCTTTCTCTTCAATCCGACTTGGCACGCGAAAAGCAAATCGCTGCAATGGCTCTCAAGCATGGCAGTGCACGAATCGACGCAGGTTTGAACGTCGACGCGAATTTACAAAAGACAAAGTTGCCAGCCCGTGCAAAAGTCACCGGCGTACTCAAGGCATTTAAAGGGCCAAATGCATCGGAAGACGCGTATCGCTCTGGCCGCTTCTTGATGGCTGTTGCTAAGAAGGATGAACGCTCAATCCAATGGTGCCGCGATGCAGGAATGGACGTTCGCGCAGCAATGGGCGAAAACGACGACTTAAAGGGCGGCGTTCTGGTCAATCCAGAATTTGAAAACGCAATCGTCAATCTCAAAGAGTCTTACGGCGTTTTCGGGCAATATTGCCGCAACTACCCAATGTCGTCGGACACGGCTTTGATTCCAAGACGACTGAGCGGGTTAACTGCCTACGCAGTGGGTGAAAACTCCGAAATCACTGCATCCGATGCGTCTCTGAACCAAGTAAGCTTAAACGCTCGCAAGTGGGGAACGCTCACTAAGATTAGTTCCGAACTTGACGAGGATTCTGTTTCGGCAATTGCTGACTTTGTTGCAAACGAAATCGCTTACGCTCACGCAGTCAAAGAAGACTCTTGCGGATTCTTGGGCGATGGTACTGCGACCTACAACGGCATTGTTGGACTTGCTAGCGGAGTGCTTGCCGGTTCTGTCTCGACCGCAGCAGCAGGGCAAATCACCGCAGCAGGATTGACGATTGCAGTATTCCAAGATGCGGTTGGCAAGCTTCCAGAATTCCCTGGAATCATGCCGGCGTGGTTTGTTCATAAGGCAGTTTTCCACAATGTCATGGGACGTTTGCAAGTCGCTGCTGGTGGAAACAATGTTGTCGATCTTGGCAATGGTCCTGTGATGCAGTTCTTGGGCTATCCAGTCGTGTTCACTCAAACGCTTCCTTCGACGATTGCGGCATCGACCAAGTTTGCTTACTTCGGTGACTTGTCGATGGCATCTACAAAGGGTAATCGACGCGGTGTCAGCATTGCTGCTGATGCTTCTCGGTTCTTTGAATATGACCAAATCGCCATTCGAAGCACCATTCGCTACGACATCAACATACACGAAACCGGAACAGCCTCCGCTGCTGGTCCAATCGTTCAGTTGGCGACACCTGGATCATAAACGGTCGCAATCTAATGCCAGCTAGCACCGGCTAGCTGGCTTCTTTCGAATCAAACCAAAACAGGACTATTACACATGAGCAACGCACTACAACATTGCAAGTTTGTTGCGGCCATCAAGCCAGCAGCAATTCTTGACAACACTTCAGCAACTGCGACCGTAGTTGATTGTACTGGATACGACTTCTTGGTTATTCCAGTTCAGCTTGGAGCAACCGACATTGCGGTAACTGCATTGAAGTTGCAAAACTCCAGCACATCAGGCGGAACGTATGCAGACATCACTGGCGCGACGTTCAGCGGTGGCAGTGGATACGGTGGGGCTACGCTTGCTTTGCCGTCCGCTACTGATGACGGGCAAGTCGCAACGTTCTTGGTTGACATGCGAGGCAAAGACCCGTTCGTAAAAGTTGTCGCAACGTTTGGAGACGGAACTGTTGGTGGTTTCATCTCCGCAACTGCGACTCTCGGCAAGGGCAAGAACCCTCCATTCACTTCGGCAACTATGTCTGACGGCGACGTCTGCTTGGTGGTCTAAGTGGACCTCGTGCTAGTAAAAGATTGGAACGGATTGCCAACTGGTTTCGAGCTGGTTGGCGTTCAGGACGGGCAAGCTGAATTGATGATTCAAAAAGGCTTTGCCGTACCCTCGCAAAAGACCGAACCAAAGCAAAAACAAAAGCGATCTAAGTAAGTGGACGACAACTATCGACCTATACTTGTCACTGCACCCACAGCGGACGCAGTGACAATCGAGCAAGCGAAGAAACAATGTGAAATCGCTGAGTCGGACACGGCGCACGATGAACATTTGTATCAGCTTATCGATAGAGCGAGAGACGAGTTCGAAGCAGATTGCGATTTGTGCATAAAGGCGCAGACTTGGAAGGTTTACGCGGACGACATGGACGACGGAATGCAACTCCAAAAGAGTCCAATTCAGTCGATTACATCAATCAAGTACTACGACAACGCAAACGCATTGCAGACGCTAGACACAAGTGTTTACGGGTTCGATGTTGCCAATCGAAAGATATGGCTTAAGTACAACCAGGTATGGCCTCCTTTTACTAGTCGATGGGACGCTTGGGAGATCACCTATCTTTGCGGTTACTCGACAGTGCCACCGATGGCAGTCCAAGCAATGCTGATCTTGATTGAAAAGTACTTCCTAGGGCGTGAATCGCTGAAAGAACCTGAGTTCATGACTTATCAGCGACTTGTCAACAAGATGCAGCGGAGTACATATCCGTGAGCAAGTACAAAATCAAACGACATCGAATCACGTTTCAATCGCCAACTGAAACTCAAGACGGAACAGGGCAGCCTGTCGTTACTTGGTCGACATTTCGAGCTAACGAGCCAGCGGATTTTTTGCCGACTGGTGGAATGGAAACGATGCGAGGAAGACAGCTTGAAGCCGGTACGAAAGGCATTTTTACAGTTAACTATCGTACTGGTTACACAACCAAAATGCAGATTGTTCACGACGGCGTTTCGTATGGCATTTCGAACATCCAGCAAGTCGACGGATTGCGACGAGAAATCGAAATCATGGTGAGTACATGAGCGTAGAAATGCGAATCGATTTCAACGAGCAACAACTTGCGCAGCTTTTGAAGATACCCGTTTTGATACGATTGGCTCCTGCTGAGCGAACGCTCAAGGCAATGGCGAAGCCGATAGTTGATCGAGCAAAGGCTATTGCCCCCAGGTCGGTCAAAAGCGGTTCTCGTAAAAAGTGGAGCAAGAAAACCGCAGCAAAATGGCAGATGAACGAGGCTAGAAATAACATTGGCTACGTCTATCGCAAAGGCGAAAACGGAGGGTACTTGGTCATCGGCGGCAAATCACCAAATGCCAATTCGCTTAACTTCGATTCTGGCAAGAGACGCAAAATCTTTTACTGGGGCAAGGATGCGGGACGAAGTAAGCGAGTCGAACCATCCGAACGCTTTATGCAAAAAGCACTCGATGAAACAAAGTCCGCTCAAGAGTCGGCTGGATTTAAGCAACTCGAAAAAGAACTCAGGGAGCTAAAAATTGGCTAAGAATCTATCGCTAACAGATACCGTTGTGATTGCGATTAGCGGCACCACTTCAACAACGCTAACGCTTCAAGGATCTCGAGTTCCTTTGGCTCTTGTTTTGCCAGCAGCGCTAACAGGGACCACGATCACATTCAAGGCTTCCAACGACAACGCAACGTTTTACCCAATCTACTATGAGTCGACTTCTTACTCGGTGACCGTTTCCACCTCTCGGCACGTTGCACTTGATCGCAGAGCGTTTGAAGGCGTTCGCTACCTACAACTTGTCAGCGGATCAGCAGAATCGGCGGCTCGCACAATTGGAGTCATAAGCGGCGAATAATGGCGAACACAATTGGCAAAGCATTACGGGCAAAGCTACTGAGCTATTCAGCGGTATCAACGCTAATAGGCTCACGGATCTATCCGTCTGAATTGATACAGGATGCAACCCTTCCCGCCGTCGTCTATACCAAAATTTCGACTCAACGCAAACACTCAATGAGCGACGTTACCAAGCTTGCACACGCGACGTACCAGTTTGATTGCTATTCGCTAACCAAGGACGAGGCCGACAGCGTGTCCAAGGCTATCCAAGACAGCGGCATCGTGGCGTATCGTGGCACACAATCGGGAATCGTGTTTTGCGGCGTGGAAATCCCAAGCGGCGAATACGACGGCGACGAATCGCCAACAGATGGCAATCAGGCTCATCGTTACATCACTTCATTCGATCTTCAAGTTCACTATCAGGAGGCATAAATCATGGTGGTTTTAACAGCGCCAATCACTGGCAATGGAACGACCGTATCAGGGCTGGGCCAAACAACTTTCGTTAAGAAAGTTAGCGGCATCAATGACAAACTAAGCAACTTTGACGTTAGCGTTCTTGCAACGACTGGCTATAAGAAAATTAAGAAAAGCGACTTGGCCGACACCGTTGTTGCGACTGTCGAATGTTTCCACATAGGCAACGCAATTGCACTTGGAACAACTGGAACGTTTACGATCACTTGGCCATCAGCTGGAACGTTCATCGGTACAGGCTATATCTCAGACATCAAGTATCCCGATGCTGAAAACGGCTCAGCCATGATGATGAGCTATTCGATTACTTTTGACGGCGGGACAGGACCAGCTTACACGGCTGCATAAACATGAAAGTTGAACTGGTACATCACAAAGGAATCCGCTTTGATGAGGTAGAAGTGGAGTTTGAGCAATGGCAAGTATTCGCAACTGGTAGCGATGACAATCGGGTCTTGGTTGGATACCTGTCATTTGATCCAGAAATGCCACTAATGCTCATTTGCAATCAACCATCGGCCGTCGTGCGCGAACTTGTAACGAAGTGCTCGGCAATCACGGGCAGGACTGTTTTACCACCAGAGGCAATTGTCATGCCTCCTGAGATCAACAACGAAGCTGGCGAAGACGACCAAGAAGATGAGGACGAAGAATCAGATGACAATAGTTAGTTCACTTGACGAAGTTTTGGCAATGCCGATGAGCGAAGCCGTTGTTGACTTTGAGGGCAAGCAATACCGATTGCGAGAACTCGACGAAGACCAAGGCATCAAGTACGAGCTTGAATTACAAGACAAGAAAGGCAAGTTCGACGTAACAAAAATGCGGCGAACGATGATCGCCTATTCTTGGATTGATGCAAATGGCAATCGAATTGTAGATGATCCAAACAAACTCAAGACAATGCGTAGAAGTTTGGCTGGTTATCTGTACGAAGAATGCCAAAAGCTGAATCGGTATGAGCCAGGCGAACTTGAGGACTTGGTAAAAAACTCCGAGGCAACCGAAAGCTCCGACTAGCTTATCGGTTGGCTTTGGAGTGGGGAATAGTCGACGTGCACGCTTGGATGAGAACGCTACCACGAGGGACACTAGACAAGTGGTTGCAATTCGATTCAATCGAGCCAATCGGTGAGCAGCGTTTGCAGACGGCAGAGATCACGGCTTTGTTGTATCGGCTAACGTGTCACACGCTGGCTCATGCGGGCGTAACGATGAAACCAATAAAGATTGACGGCTACATGCCCCCAAGATACTTGCCAGAAGAGCCAGAAAAACCATTCAAGAGATCGAAGCCGGAAGATGATTTTAAGCAAATGGCATCAGTTCTCGGACTCGGAAAGGTGGTAGCGAAATATGGCCGGAACAATCAATTTAGCTAACGTTGCGCTTGGTTTCGATGCTTCTAAGATTACCCGTGGAGTTGATTTAACCGCTGGCGAAATGCGGAAACTAAATGGCATTTTTCAAGGTTCGATCTCTAATGTTGACCGCTATAACGCTGAAATGCAAATTTTAGAAAAAGCACATCGAGCAGGTGCTTTGACGGCTGATAGATTAGTACAGGCCGAGGAAAGTTTGGCTAAAAAGTACCAGATGGTGAACACAGAGTTGAACACCAACATTCGATTGACTCAGAGAGAAATCGACATGCAAGACCGCTTGGCAATGTCAACACAAAAAGCCGCGGCATCGCAAGGCGGCGGTGTTGGAATGTCGTTGCTAGGCAGAGGGGCGGCTGTTGGAATGGCGGCACTTGGCGGAGGTGCGGTAGTCAAGAACGCTATTAGCTCAGCAGCCGATATCCAATCAACAACTCTTGCCTTTGAGGTTATGACAAAATCAGCATCGAAAGCCGCAATGATTTTTGCGGAAATGCGAAAGCTAGATCAGCAATCACCGCTTGGATTTGCGGCAATTCAGCAAGCAGGAAAGGGGTTAATTCAATACAGAATCGAAGCTGAAAAAGTAGTTCCGTTATTGCGTCAACTAGGCGACATAACGATGGGGGACAGCGAAAAGTTTAAGCTAATGGCATACGCTCTCGGTCAGGTTAAGGGAGCAGGGCGATTGATGGGCCAAGAAGCTAGGCAAATGACGGACGCTGGATTTAACCCGTTAGCTCAAATGGCTGATGAGATGGCACAAAAGTTTGGCGGCCTTGCAGATAAGTACATGCCGGAACTCAAAAAGAAAATGGAAGACGGGAAAATATCTTTTGCCGAAGTTGAAAGAGCTATCTCAGCGGCAACAAGTGCTGGTGGAACGTTTGCAGGCATGACAGAACGAATAAATAAAGAAACGACAAAGGGCGCAATAACTAATATGCGATCCGAATGGAGCAAACTTAGTTCAGCATTTGGTGAATCACTAACACCTCTTACTGTCATGGGTTCCAGCATAGCATCTTTTACGGCATCTGCTCTCGCTTTCCCGTTCAACAAATGGAATGAATGGGCCAG